GATGGAGAGGTGTTGTTCCACCAAATAGAGCTAGTGCTAACGCTAGTAGTATTATTTAAGTGCAAAGCTCCAGTATTTCCAATGCTGTTGTGATACACACCCCAGCCTGAAGCGGCAGTGTACTGCCGACCAATCATGAAGTATGGCTGAGCATTTAATCCGTGACCAATAGTCGCTCCATTTGAACCATTTGCTGTGTACTTCACAATAGAAAAACCAGCACTTGGGTTGGCCCTTACTTGTGACGCAATGCTGCCGTCGTTGTTAGTTCCAGTAGAGCCTGTTCCAGCGCCCCAAACCCACCCAACATAGGTTTGATTGTTTTCATTATGACCTCCTTGACTGCCAATACCAAAGCCGTCAGAATTGAAGGCTGTAACCATTTGTGAGTTTGAATACTCAGCGTCTTCTAAATTACTAGATAACCGTTTGCCTACACCGGAGATTATGTTTGAAATCTGATGGCTTGATGTGTTGCTTCTCTCTTTAACCCAGATCAATCCAGGCAAGAAATCAGTTGTGATTGTTTGACTCGTTCCATTACCAGTCCATAATTCTGAATCAAAATACTTACTGCCATCCGCAATCGTTGGGGTCGGTAATGAAGCGGTGTTTAAAGTTTTAATTGCTCCTAAACCATCAATCAAAATGTCAGTGCCGTTTACGCGAAACGCCCATGTTGCTACTTGATTATTACTTCCTCTTGGCCTCGTAAAAGTTACTGAAGTTAAAGTCGATGCGTTTGAAGCAATTGTTTCCCAGCCATTACTCGCTCCTCTGGTCATTGATGAAGCAGAGCCACCATTTATAGCTATATTGTATTCGGTTCCAGTTCCTGATTGATAAACTTCAAGTGTCCCAGTTTGAACCAAACTAAAGGTATAGGTCTGACTTGCGTTAGCACTGGTTTGCCAATAGTCAGTAATGCTTCCATTAAATGCATTGGCCTTTGTCCCGGTAGAGGTAGACCCACTAGTCGAAGCATTGTCACTATAAACTGGGCCAGTATTTGGTGGATACGCGAAGGCACGTTGGCCGAAGTTTAAGTTGCCAGCAAATGCTCCTCCAGACCATCCCAGTACAAACGGAAAATAAGTAGACGCGGTAATTCCAGTAAAAGCTACGCCTTGTGAAACACCGTTTTTGTAAAACGTAATTGCTCCAGCATCTAAGTCAAAAGCTACTCCTACAACATCGTTGTTTGCCCAGGTTGCTCCATACGAGCTAGCTGAACCTGACGCATTAATTTTTTGTCCGTTATTTCCGTTATACAAGTAGTTATCACTATTGTTTTGATCAAAACTAAATTTAATTCCTATAGCTTGCGTATACGTGCCACTTGCTTGTGTGTATTCAAAATACCATTTGCCGGTACTTACTCCAACAGTCCCCCATGCCCGCTGAGACCCAGAACCTGTGGCAGCACTAAACTCTAGATTGCCGTTACTAAGCGTTATCAAACTACCTTTTTGCAAAGGGTTAAGTGTCGCATAATTGCCTATAATTTCTCCCCCGATTCCTGAGTCTGTAGGCTCTGCCGCGTTGCTTGGAGAGTCAACTAATGAATCAATTACTGATCCATCGGGCTTTGCCGCAAATGCTGCGTAGATGTAAGTCGAGCCACTATCATTACCCTCGCCATTAGTGTTCGTCTTAAGTTGAAAACCATCATCCAAAAAATCACAGAATGTTTGCGTGCTTTCTGAGTTGCTGGAGTTAGGTGATAATTTTTTGTTGATAGGATTAGAAGTGCTTCTAGCTGAATCATGCAAAATCCAAGACTCACTACCGCTGGTTTTTTTCACTAACAAAAATCGTGGCTTAAATCCGGTTGTTACTACAGGCCCTGTGGTACTCCCATTTCCCGAGTACGATCCAAATTTTGAAAATCCGACAACTTCAGACCACGCGAAGGCGATCATGTCATTTAAGGCATTGTCTGCACTTACATGAGTACCAAAAGTTGTACTATTAGAGCCAGCAGAACCCCAATAGTTGGCATCATATGTGTACATATTAGTGCCGTTAAGCGTTAAATAATAGTCTTTTGCATATGTAGAAGCTGCGTCTGCACCAGCTAAACCTGAATGATAAACTTTCCAACCTACACTGGCATTTCGTGGTTTAGTAAAGATCATCTTAGGTGCGCTAGATAATCCGTGGCCTACGCTTACTGCCGCATCTCCAGCACTATAACTAACAATAGAAAACCCATAAGTAGTATTTGCCGATACCTGACTTGTCACACTTCCGTCAGTATTTGATACTGCAGCACCACCGGCCTTCCAGGCCCAGGCTACATGCGTTTGTCCATTGTAATTACAATCAGCATCACTGCCTAAGGTAAACCCATTTGAATCAAAAGATGTTACACCTTGTACGGTTCCTTCAGAAAGAGTTTGATTAGAAACAAGACGTTTAGTCGCGCCTCTAACAGAATCAAACAACATGTGAGCACCGCCAAAGCTTCTTCCTTTGCACCACACAAAATCTGGTTGGAAAGAGAGCGACGATATTGACTGCGTCCCACCATTGCCCGTGTAGGTAACAACATCAAATCCTTGATTAGCAGTCGCAAGACCAGGCGCTGCTGCCGTTAAATTGTTAACGGTCCAGGTGTTCGAGTTGCCGGATGAGTCGGTGCCCAGCGCCGCATCTGAGCTGTTATCTGCAAACTTCAGCCTGAATCCATTCGTTCCAAATGTCAGCCCGGATGTATCAATGGCTTGCCAGACCCCGTTATCGTCAGGAGCGCCAAAGTCAGTCGGCGCAAGCGCCTGCCCGTCAATGAAGTTGACCTCGGCTAAATATCCGTCGAAATAATGGTCATTTCCATCTGTACGCCTACCAATTTCATGCCCTACGGTTGCATTGATAGCAAAGCTTTTGTTTTGGCTTAATGTATTAGATGTAGTTTGCAGAGAAGAGTTAACATAAATCTTGCATCTATCGGCAGCAGTGCTTTGGGTTGTGTCTAATGCTACGACGATATGATACCAGGCTGACGGGTCTCTATATACGGCTGATGTTGTTACTTGTACTCTGCCTTGACCATCACCCTCACAATCAACCCTTATAGTGTCCGACTCAAAGCGAATTACTAAATAATCAGAACTTGCAGAAACGTCTGCACTAAAAAGTGTTGTTGCACTGCCTAAAGCACTTCGCTTTACCCAACCGCTCCAGGTCCACGTTTTGCGATTACCTGCAGAACTTGGTTGAAAATTAAGATAACTTGAATCACCGCTATTGAATCTAAGCGACCTGGATATCTCGAAAGCACCCGCCGCTCCAGCAGTTGTTGCTAGAAACAGCGGACTTGCAGCACCAGGAATACTCATGAAACGTTCAGCAGCGAAGTAACCGTGATGCGCGTTGCGCTCTCGCAATAATAGGCCAATACATCAACAGCACCAGCTGTTGTCGTCAACTGAGGTGCGCTTGAGGACCCTCCTGAAAACTTCCACTTTGTTCCTGCATAATTAAGCGTGCGACTGCCCGTTCCATCCTGCGTAATCACAATCACACCAGATTGACCAGCCGTGACATTGCTTGGATCGCCAAGTTGTCTTGACCCGCCGAGCGTGACGCTGAAGTTATTGCCAAGGCTCATGTCAACAGCAATCGTTGCCCCATCAGTTAATGCAACAGGCGTTCCACGCTGTGCCTTCGTAAAGCTCTGAGTAACAGCAAGGCCAGCAAGCGTTGTTGTCGAAGCAGGAATCGTGACCGTAACGTCAGCACCTGGATCAGCAACACTCAGCGTCAGTTCATGCGCGTCAGGCGTTGCACCCTCAAAGATCAGGCTGCCATTGAACGTAGCGTTACCCGCAAAGGTTGATGTGCTGTCGAACGTTGCAACACCAGTAACGTCCAACGTTCCAGGAACATCAACGTTGCTTGTAAATTCAACGCCCGTTCCAGCAGGATCGGTTTGCAGCAGTTGACGTGCTGTGCCGTTTGCAAGCTTGCTAACTGCAATTTCAGCTGTAGCACTTACGTCAGCATTGACGATCGTGGCATCAGCGATCATTGCGCTGGTAACTGTTCCCGTATCGCCTGTAGTGACTACGTTGCCGGTCACATTGGGGAATGTGATCGTGCGATCAGCCGTTGGGTTGGTGCAAGTAATCGTCAGTTCGTGCTGATCATCAGCAGAGCCTTCAAATGCCAAAACAGCGTTTTGACCCAGTAACACCGTTCCAGTGAATGTTGGGCCAGCAGCTCCAATTTTTTCAGCATCTAATTCTTGTAATGCAGCCTGCACGTTTGTGGCTGCAATATTGCCAGTCGCAACAACCGAAATATTTGCCGCTGTCTGGCCAGCGATAGCGTTCGAGACATCAATCAACTGGAACGTTGATCCGCTGCCAAGCGAAATCAACATATCTGGCGGTGCCAAACTCACAGCAGGCGCATTGCCTGAGCCCGTTCCAGAATCACTGACAACCACGTAATAGTTGAGGTTGCCTGTTGCAGGTGCTGGCAATGCACCACCAGCCGTAAAGCCAGCAGCAGAACCAGCTGTCGTGACTGATGCAACTAAGTTTGTGTTGGCGTTATACGTTCCAGCGTTGATAAGGTTGCCGCTAATAACCGTGATTGGCAAAAACGATTCGGATGTAAAAATATAAAGATCTTCGTTTTTTTCATCAAAAAACAGCTGTCCTTTATAGTCCCCAGCCGGAAAAGTTACAACATTATCCGTCGCCGAGGCCCCACCAAATTTGCAAGTTGATTGGTCTGCAAGTTTTGCAGCAGTAACTGCATCAGATGCAATTAATGCACTACCGATTGTTCCACTCGTCAGCTTTGCTGCTGAAATGTTTGGAATGTCCGCTTCAACCAGAGTGTCGCCAGCGCTGACATGCCCCTGACCGTCAACCGTAACCTTGGTGTAAGTCCCAGCCGCAACAGTATTGCTGTGGTTCAGGTTGCCACTGCCGTCAACAGCAAGTCCCGATCCAGGGATAACACCACCCTTGGCACTACTCGTAGCAGCTGGGATGTCTGCTGATGTAATGGCACGACCGCCAGTAATTAAACCCTTGGCGCTATACGTCACCACATGATGTGTGGCGCTAGCTGATACGTCGTTATCAACTTCAATCGTGTTGGAGTCCATGCGGAGTCCTTCCCCATTGACAATCACACCGCCCTTGGCGCTTGTCGTTGCAACAGGAATATCACTGCCGTCAATAACTCTGTAAGCAACCGCTCCACCAGCACTGGTTGGGCCTGCTAAAAACTTGTTCGCTGCATCAGTGTCATTCTGAGTTGCAGCAATAGAAACGTTTGAGCCAGTGGTGGTGACAACAATGTCAACCAGGCCAACCGTGCTGCCACTAACAGTATTGACAGAGCCAGACGCCTTAAGACTGAGCCACGCCGACCCGTTCCAGCAGTAAAGCGAATTGTCGTCAGTGTCTAAAGCAAGCTGACCAGTAAACGCCCCAGAGCTGGGCAGCGTTGTAACTAGGTCAACAGTGGATTCATCAGCAAGCTTTGCGGCTGTAATACCGTCATCAGCAACCTTGGCTGTAGTGATTCCAGCGTCTGCAATATCAGCTGTGGCAATACCGCCAGCAGCAAACAAGATCTTTGCACCTGGAATGGTGTCGTCAGCAATCAGCGTGACGCCATTAGCGACCAAATCGCCAATCGTTAGCTTCTTGGTTTCACTTGCACTGTTGTCAACAACAGCAACCAAGTCAGCAGTAGCCAGGTTGTTCCCGGCCAGAGCTGCTAGTTCACTGATTTTTAAATCAGCCATTGGTGGTCAGCTCCCTGCTTAAAGGTCGGTCTCTAGCAGCAGTTTAGCCGCACCGTCTTGATCTAAGAGTATGTCACTGGCGTCTTCCTGCAAGACCGCTTCGCCGACAAACGTATCTATTTTCAGCTCTACCGCTCCAGTCGTAATGAAATCTGCTGTGATTTGGACTGCAGCATCTGGCGAGAACTGCACCGCACATGCTGTTATGACAGCATCAAACTCATAAAAAATATCGTCGATTTGATTTAGCGCAGACCCGTCAGGGGTGTAACCGTTTGCTTTAAGATAAAATTTTGCATGGAATTGACTGCCAACTTTAGTACGCAAAGAAAGCTCAATTAAATAATTTGGCAGCTCTTTTACGGTGTCGCCCGTATATTCCCAAAAGCAAGACATCCGGCCGGAGCCAGATACCAACGTGCTAATGCGACTCCTGAAATCATCAGACAGTGTTGTTGTATCGACAGTCTCTCGTTCGGTATTAAGCTCGTAACTATTTACTTGCGCTAACAGACGAGCAATATTGTTTTCAACAGTTACTGAAATTGGGATGGCATTGCCAGGGGTTGCAAGCACCAGTGCGTTCGTTCTTCCGCCGTTCACAGCATCAGCAAAACTGCTGTAAAGCCTTATCCCGCCAAGCTCGTTGACGTGAATAAACCTTTTTGCGCTTGAATCTGTGTAACCGTTGATAAAGTCAAGAGCACTACCGTCAGTGCTTTTTATTTCAATTTGATCGCCAGTAATTAGTTGTCCGCGCTCAAAATCAAAACTAAAGCGTCTTGCCGTAGTGTTTACATCGTCCGTATTAATTGTTGAGTTGAGTTCGCTGCCGTCAAACTGACGTTGCAGTTCAACTTTGCCAAACGTACCAAGGTAAACACTCATGAGATCGTGGCGGCTAGCAGCTCTCCCGTACCAATAAACGAAATCTCAGCACGCACCAAATCAGCAGTCGCAGCACCCATCGTGGCGCTTGAAACGTAAGCCTTAATCTTGATGTCGTTGTTATCTACCCCATCAACCCAACGAAATGTCAAATCAACGGTGTCGCTACTACTAACGCCATCAGAGCCAGTCTTGACCAATGCGCTTAGCAAGCTTGTCGTATTGATTGATCCGTTGTCGTCTTTGTAATAAAGCAGGCTGCAACTGCCCGTGTAGCCAACAATTCCTGGAACGTAACTGCGGATGCTTTCATTAAGCGTTGTGGTCTCCAAGGTCTCAAGGTTTGCTTGCACCGAGAAACTCGACACTTTGGCAACAGTCGTACCAGCGACCTGTAAGACGCCATCTCTGCCGGTATAGACCTTTGCCATCAGATCACGCCAATGAGATTCACTGTAACAGTGCTAACCCCAGGCCGCACCTGCGTTAACTGTGGCGCACTTTCGTACCTGTACTTTGCTGCTGTTCCTGATTCAGATGACACAGTGCCCGCAGGAGTGTTGATCTGACCGCCCATGCCACTGTGATTAACGCAGTAGTAATACAAAGTTGGAGCGTCTTTAGCGACTTTGATCCGTGTGTACGCTCCAGCACTGCCAGCAGTTCCAAAGGTTGTCACGCCTGTTGTGTACTCAGCGCCGCTGCCATGAGTGCCATCACTTGTTGTACTAAGCCGTAATGGATGACCAGAGTTTGACGAGTCCGATTGGCTAAACAAATAAACAGTGCCTTCAGTCAGCGTCAGTGTTTCGTTGTCTGTTGAAGAGCCATCAATCCGATACCTATTGCCGCCACCAGA